ATTTGAAATTTCAAGACTTGCTGTTGCCTGTATTTTTTCACCATCGGTAGCTAAAATGTTGGGAGGACCAATTACAATTGCTGGAGGGTTAGAGCTACTATAACTAGAACCGGCATTAGTTATAGTTATAGACTCAATAAATCTCTTAAAATTAGGTCCTGTGCGAGCCATTAGTAATCCGCTACCTTAGGAGTTGCTGTAACAATAACACCTGCATTGATATTATTAGGAATGTCACTTACAGACTTATCCAATGTTAAAATTATATTTTTAGACGGGTTAGGTATAACTGCTGAATTAGAAATTGCAGTTTGCCGTGTTAAAATTTCAGTTCTAATATCTTTAGCACTTTCATGTGGTTGAACATTAATATTTAGCGTAGTTGTAGAAGTACCCAAAAGAGATACAACATCTAATCCATCTACCGTAACTTTACCCGTATCATAATTAATAGTACCAACATTATTGTCAACAACAATACCCTTAGTAATTGTTTTTAATACAAGTCTACCATTACCACTGTATGCGGGTGCTACCACCGTTGCTTCAGGTATATCTGTAATGTAAACATTGTTAGTTGCACCGTTAATTCTTGTTGTAAAATAGTTACTTGTCACTGAATATGGATTAACCTTATTATTAAATGCATATTCATATTTTGTTTCCTTATTATACTCAGGAATAAGTCTTTTCTGCAATCTTAGTTGCAAGTTGACGGCAACAATTGAAGATGATGATGCAACAATTTCAGATGTAAGTTTTGAGTAATAAAAGTTTTTATCCAACGAATTTAGATATGTGTCAAAGTAAGTACTAATAACAGAATTTACATTGGATTGAATTTGTCCGGATGTTAATGTTGTGACTTTAGAATCATAGGATACATTTGCGTTCAACCCAATATAGGTATACTCGGGGTCTACAAATTCTGCAATGATTGACACTGGCGAACGAGGTTCAATATAATCTCTAATGATAGCATCCTTATCATCTGAAGTAATTACAAGCCCCTCATCAGGTTGAAGTGATACAAATACTTTACCATATATTGGAGGATCATTATCTTCACCGCCCCAAACAGCAACCGACTTTACATTGGGATTATTCTGCAGAATTAAAGACTTATAATCATTTGCAGTAACCGCTCTATTTTTAGTTGCATTGTATCTAGGTGCGTTATATCTGATACTATCTACTGTTTCTTGTTTGGCTCCCCCAGATGAGGCAGCAAGCACTGTTAAAACTGTTGTTTCATTTGTGCCTGTAATATTTGTAGGGTATCTGAAAGATTTTGCGCCATTGCCGGCTTCTGCATTCGTAGCAATATAATCCAATCTAACTACATTACCTGCTGTGAGTTTTGTACCCAATACCCCATCACCAAAATACACTTCATAAAAACCATTCAATGCTTCCTCAATAAAGAAAACATTGGAATTCTGTGTTACATCCAATATATTGTCTGAAAACGAATAAGTTACAGTATTTGTATTAGTAACAGACTCCTGTACACGGCATCTAACAGTAGTGGTGTCCACATCAGGGTTAGCCATTAGAACTGGTCCAGATGTAGATGCTACCTCTACTAGTTCTGAGTTAACTACCCGAGTGCCCTCAAGAATGCGGATATTTTCAAAATAAAATTTAGAAGTGCCGTCTCTATTTTCAAGTACTGTGCTGTAATCTTTGTCAGGATAAAAATTTAGTGTTTTACCATTAAGAGTAGTCGAAAAAATAAGATTTCTAGAAAGTGTTAGAGTACCCTGATTGTAAGATGAATCCGGAGTAATAACAAGATTAATTTTTGCTTCGGAGGCTCGAGCTGACCTAGCAGTATATCCCATTGTTTTAGCAATAGATGCAACCGAGTTTCTTTTAACGGCTGAATCAATAAATGCTTCGTTTGCAGTTGTGTGTGCAAGCATCGCATTATAATGAGTATTATATGCAAGTAAGTCTATTAGAACAGATAGTCCAGATGCTTCAAAATCATAATCCGAAAACTCCTCTTGATCCTGCAAGTACAGTTTAAGATTATTTTTGATACCATCAAAATCTAATTCAGTTAAATTCTTCGTTGCCATTTTCGGTCTCTTTTACTTTTATTTATGCGCCAATTGAAACAGTAGTATTGAATGTTGTTGCCACCGGACCGCCGCATGCCGCGACTGAGCCTGAAAATGCAACACCTTTACCCATTACTGTTACTGTTGCTGAACCTGTAGCAATAGCATTAGCAGGGTGTGTGTTACCGCCAGATGAGTGTGTTGCTACAACATCGCCTATTGTAAGTACTAAAGAGCCCCCACAGGTTACTGTTGTATTAGCAGGAGTAATAATACCCGTGCCGGCAGTGTCTACTACTGTACCTGGGGCTATTGCTATTGCTGGCATTATCTTAGTCTCCTCAAACTTGTAGTAAATGTTTGTGGATCCCTAACACCGAGAACATGAAAATCAAGTTGTACTCTATACAAATTATCACTGTAATCAGGTACTACTGTGACCTGATCTACTCTAACTCGTTTTTCAAAGTTATCAATTGCTTCTTGTATTAAAGACGCAAGCATGTCTCCCGTACTAGCATCCATTGGTTCAAACAACATACCATATATAGGTGAGCCATATCTTGGCTGAAAGGGTTTGGTATAGTAGGGTGTCATAAGTAGATTTTTTAAAGCCTGCTTTACAGAATTTACATCATACCTTTTACCAATGTCACCCGTAACGGGACTGACCTCAAAACTCATATCAAGGTCTTTATATATTCTTGTGGGTGTGTTAGTTGCCATAGTAGTATTTATAAACTCCTTAGGTGTCTATGCCGAGATTATTTGCAGTTTCTTCCAACTCATTTAAAGTGCCGGTTACACTATCCAAAGCACCTTCAACCGTATCTAAAAGCTCACCAAATAAACCTTTTCCACCTAATCCTTGTCCGCCTGTTAAGTCATCTAAAAAAGTGGCCCTAGTTCGTTGATCTCTTTTTCCACCATTAACTCTGAAAGGTGCCCCGGGCTCTTCTGATACTGTAATACCCTCTTTGTCTGGGTCCGGTGTAAATGTAACTTCAACATCTTTGATAGCATCCTCAATATTCTTTAAAATATCAGGAAACTTGCCTTCCTCCAATATTGTACCGGGGCTAATATCAGGAAATGATACTGGGAATCCTTTAACTACTAATTCACCACCAACATCCTGTATGTTGGGAACAAGTTTACAAAGAAGATCTAAATCATTTCCTAAGTCTTCCATAAGACCTACAACATTGTCAATGTCTACATCTACATCGCTATATTTGTCTTTTAAATTTTTCACATAAAGTGCAGTCGCCGCGGCACCTTTAACTGTGTCAATTGCAGGTCCTAGAGCCTCTTCAAACGCTTTCCCCTGTTCAATAAGACCTTGTATTTCTGCAGGTAGCCCAGGAACCAGTCCCCCAACCGCCGCTAAAGGATTATTAATAAACTCCTTTATTAATGCAACCTGTTCATTTACCTGAGCAATTAACTGAGCCTCAACAAACCCCGTGACTGTTGCAACCCCATAAGGCAATAAGTTTGCTGCCTTATCTGCAATATCTAAAGCCTGGTCTGTAGTGGCTGCAATATCTTTAAGTAGTTGTGCGGGTCCACAGCTCATTGATTATCTCCTAAGGTGCTGGATCGTTAAGGCTAATTGTTAGGCCAGTCATAACTAATGCGGCGGTGGCTGTCAAAGTGATTGCCGTGGCGGATACTGAGTACGCGGCTGTTGTTAGACTTGTGGCACCCATCTCGCCCGTGTAAGCAAGTGTTGTTATACTATATGCACCTGTATTAATAGTGTATGCCCCGCCCAGTGTACTAGCAACACCATACCAAGTATTCATCAATGCTATTGGGTTTGTGGGTGTACCAAAGTTGGCGGCAACCGATGCACCTAAGTTAAATGTTCCTGTACCAAAAGCAATCCTGTTAAGGGTGGGTGTTCTAAGCTCAATGTTACCACCAAACGCAGGACCAAATAATCCTGTTGTTGAAACCGAGTAATTACCAAACAAAGTTGAAATATCAAAGCCATCATTTGCAGACTGCCTTGATTTGAACCCAACCACTGTTTTGTGGTTTTTCGCAATCATTTCAAACTTATCGCCGCGGACAATTTCATTGTCACTTCCCGGTGTTATAGTGCCTTCACAATTTACAGTAACGCCTCGGCTACCTGAAATGTTAAGCCCGTAATCAGACATAACATCAAGCATCTCATTGCCTTGTGTTTTACTATGCCTGTTTTTACGAACTGTTGAAAATTTATTGCCTGTAATATCTTCGTAGTAATCACCCTTTACATTAAGAGTCATATCACCTTCAACGGTAATATTAAAATCACCTTTGATAAACATATTTTTATCTTGTATTACTATTTCATAATCCTTGCCTACGACTTTATTGACCTTTGTACCATCAGGCTGGATTTCTTCAAAAGTACCTGTACGATGATAGGTGTGTATTCTCTCTGCACCCGGGGAATCATCAACCTCAAATACATGTCCACTTTCAGTTTCTCTAACATGGTTATAAGGATATTTTGTTTTTGTAGATGAAGAACCTTGTGGGTCAGGTTCAGTCCAAAAAGATTCTTTATATCTAACTTCCGGTAATTTATCTACTGCATCGCCTTTAGGACCCAATTCAGGTGCAAACGCAATCGGAACTTCCTCAATCTTAGTAGCTCTTTTTGCCGCAAGAGAAAAATGTTTCTCCGCCATCTTCTCCCTTGCAAGTCTAGGCATATCAGATTCAGGTACAGTATTTCTACCTGAGTTCAAATCACTCAAAGGATAAACTCCATTGGGATCTGCAAACCCATTATCTTTATGGGGAGGTTGCATTGATAATGCCGCAAGCGAACCCATAATAACTGGGATTTGTCCATCTACACCATCAGCAAAGAAACCAAATACATGTGAACCCTCAACCAAACCTGTTGCTGAATTTCCTATACCAGAAATACTCGCTGAGTTTACAGGTTGCATCAGAACTGCAAGCGGTAAATCGGAAGTAGGTAGATCCTCTCTGTTTTCGGTATGGTATCCTAAAATACGAACACGCACTCGCCCCAATTCAGCAGGATCGTTTCTATCCTCTACAACCCCTTGCCACCATGTGAATGTTGGATATACACCTTGCATTATTCGTCTCCGTAACTATCACGGACAATTTCTAAAATCATTTTATGTCCTGTTGGATCAATAGTATGTCTGATACCTGTAATAAGATAAATTCCCGATACTTGCTCGTCAAACAAATCCTCATATGTAGGGTTTGTTGATTTATCACCCACATTCGGAAAATTAAATCTGATTAGTTTTCCTACTTGTATATCTGTTTTTCCTGGAACTACAATTTCAAATTTAACGGCATCCAATTCAGCCATTGCTGTATTTCTAAATGATACTGCCGCCACCTGTTTAATATCAAATGCATCATTTTCACCAAATAACCCAGATGCCCCTGCCTTAAAGTTAATCTTAGAATATGGGTTGGACATAGATTGTGTAACAATAGGAGACTGGCTTGATATATGTTGAAATGAATTAAATGAATCGGGCAATACATTTTTATTTTGTGAGCGTCTAGCTTCATGTAAATCAGTGTAATCAAATTGTATATTGTAAATATCTTTGTTGACATAATCATATGAATATGTTACATTCCCATAGTAACCACTATCTTGATTCTTTAATTGGTCAAAGTGTAAGGGGTAATCAACCGATTCCACTGTGGTCATTTTACGAGAAATAAACGGGGATGTATAATTATACCTCCCTGTTCGCCTGTTAGGAAACTTAGATTCACTCTCATCTAGATTAGAAACATAATTGTACTCATCATATAAAAGAGCCGCCTTTTTCTGTTCCTGTATAATGGATGTAATAGAGCCAAAGTAGAACCCTTTGTTAGTTTCAAAAAACAATACATTGGGCATCTTCATTTCATTGCCTATAGAATTTCTAGCAAGATATGCCATACATTTAAAGGGTGACCAATAGTTGGAAACAAATTCAAAGTTGTTTGAATTATGGGGAGTATCCAATAAAGTTAATGGTGTAGTACCCTTTGATTCACCTTTCGTATTAACAAACCTGGACTGTTGTATAAAGTCTAGGTATATTTGTTCTGCTATTTGGTCAGTACCCCCAGAAAACTTTTGACTTATCCTAGTAACATTATCCACAAATCCTTCAGTGGACATGAAGTTAATCGTGAAAAATTGCTGTCTGTCATTATCTAATCGTCTATCAGTGATAGAATATATTGAAAATGTTTTATTAATAACATTACCAGGCGAGTCCTCCAGAATCGGAGTTCTCATTTTTATTGTAATAAAGTCATTACCTATAATAGGAACTTTTGCCAATAAGTTAACCGCATCAGCAATAACCATTTCACCAAACATACAAGGAGAATAAATGCTCTCTCGTAGTATAGTTTCAATTACAAAGTTAGTTATATCTACAGACTCACCTTTAAAGGATGTTATGTAGACCTCTTCTACTCTAACATCTCCGGCAGACTGTTGTGCATTATCAGCCATATTATCTTCCAATTAGCTGTTTAAATTCAGCTACAAAATCATTTAAGTATCTAGGATGCAATACTTTTATCGTCTGTCTTAGTTCATTTTCAATTTCTTCATGTTCTAAATGTGTAACTTCAAAAATTTCACCGCTTGCTACTTTTGCAGGATCGTAATCAACACAAATTTCAGGTCTGGCCGTAGTTGCCCAATGGTGAGTTGCATTTGCCTGTGCTTCCCCATATCTTTGATTAACCATTGCTTTTATTTGGTCAGAGGTATAATACCATTCATTATATGGATCTATAATGTTGTTTATCAATAAAAGTATCCAGTGATATTGTGGGTCACCGTATAAAGTAAATGCAATATCCTCAGGCCTTTCACCTGCTTTAATTGTATATTGTTCTAGGAATGTCTCATTTACAATAAACTTTTCTAGTGGTACAACCCGCCTAAAAATGTCAGTTATTGTAATAAGCGAATCCCCAACCTTATATGCGAGTTTGGGAAATTGTTTAAAAAACATCTTAGTAACCTTCCTCGATCATATCTCTTGTTAAAATTTC